GATTTCCGCGTGCGAGGTGGGGAAACTGATGGTGCTCGCGGTCGAGGTCGGAGGGCGGACGGTCGTGTGCCCAGCGTGCGGTGACGAGTTCGATGATCCGACAAACCGTCGGACGTACTGCTTCACGTGCTCACCACCGGGCGGCCGTGGGTTGCGGGTGCTGTCGGATGCGCCGGAGCTCGGAGGTCCGTTGCCTAGGACGTTCGCGGCGTTCAAGGAGTGGGTCGATGAGATGGAGTTGACGCTCGACGACGGGTCACCGTTCGAGCTCGAGCCGTTCCAGCGGGAGATCGCTCGGGATGTGATCGAGGCGCCGGAGTTGACGGAGACGTGGACTCTGATTCCGCAGGGGAACGCGAAGACGACGTTGATGGCGGCGATCGCGTTGTTTCTGTTGGAGGCGACGCGGTCGCCGTGGATTCCGATTGGTGCGGCGACCCGTGATCAGGCGGAGATCATGTTCGAGCAGGCGTCCGGGTTCGTGGATCGGTCGCCGAAGGGGAGCCATCGTTTCGTCGCGCAGCCAGGGAAGCGCCGGATCAAGAGCAACCGGAACGGCGGGATCGGGATCAAGGTGTACGCCGCGGATGTGAAGGGCGGGGATGGGCCGATCCCGACCGACGCGTTCGTTGACGAGCTCCACCGCCATGACGACCTGCGCCTCTACCGGCTGTGGAAGGGGAAGCTGAAGAAGCGAGGCGGCCGGATCCACACGATGTCGACGGCGGGGGAGCCGGGGTCGCCGTTCGAGGAGTTGCGCGAGCGGATCCGTCAGCACGCTGATGAGCGTGTCCGGGATGGCGCGCACCTTCGGGCGACCGGCCGAAACCTGATCTATCACGAATGGATGGTCCCGAGCGTCGAGCAGGCGCGGGATCTTGAGATGGTGAAGGCCGCAAACCCGCTGGCGCAGATCGACGTCGGCTATCTCGGCGACTACCTCGAGTCGTTGACGCTCGACTACGGTGAGGACTGGTTGCGGCTGACGTGCAACATCCCATCACGGTCGCAGCATGCGGCGGTGCCGGAGGCTGATTGGGACGCTTGTGAGTCGGGGGAGCGGATCCCGGAGGGAGTGCCGGTCGCGTGCGGCGGTGACTTCGCGTGGTTGCATGACACGTCGGCGATCGTGCCGTTCTGGGTGCGGTCGGAGACGGAGCGGTTCCTCGGCGACCCGGAGATCCTGGTGCCGCCCAGGGACGGGACGATGCTTCCGGTGTCGGAGGTGAAGGCTGCTTTCGCCCGGATTCATGAGCGGAACCCGGTCGAGCTGGTCGTGATGGACGTGTCGAAGGCGCAGGACGTCGCGCAGTGGTTGGAGGAGGAGTTTGGCTGCGAGGTTGTCGACCGTCCGCAGGTGAACGAGGAGTTTGTGAAGGACTACGAGATGTTCATGGAGGCGGTCGCGAACCGTTGGCTGCGGCATACGGGGCACCGGGTGCTCCGCCAGCATGTGCTGAACGCGATCGCGAAGCGGCTTCCCGGTGATCGGCATCGTTTCGACCGTCCGTCGACGTCGAGGTATTCGGGGAAGCAGGATCAGCGTGTGATTGACGCGTTGACGGCGGCGGCGATGGTGCATTCGTGGGTGATCGGGCTGGAGGTGGAGCCGGTGAAGACGCCGGCGGTGGTATGGGGCTAAGAAGCCTGGTGTCGCGGCGGCGGCCCGTACGGTCGTCGACCACGCTGAATCTCGCCCAGGTCGCGGACTACTTCAAGTTCGGCGGGCTCGCCTACCAGCTGGGGTTGCGTCAGACGCTGGTCGGGGACACCCAGACGATCAGCCCGGGCTTCCAGGGTGTCATCGAGGGTGCGTACAAGGCGAACGGTGTCGTGTTCGCCTGCGAGCTCGCCCGGATCATGCTGTTCTCGGAGGCGCGGATGGTGTTCCGCCGTCTTCGGGGCGGCCGGCCGGCCGGGGTGTTCTCGACACCGGCGTTGCGGCCGCTCGAGCAGCCGTGGGCTGGGGCGAAGACCGGTGACCTGCTGACCCGTGCGCTCCTCGACATCGACTTCGCTGGGACGTTCGTGGCGGCGAAACGCCAGGACGGGACTGTCCGCCGGTTGCGCCCCGACTGGACGAAGATCGTCTACGGCGGCGAGGGGTCAGGGCAGGAGTTCCACGACCTCGACGCGACGATCATCGGCTACTACTACACCCCCGGGGGTGACGGGTCGGGGAACAGGCCGCGGTTCCTCGACCGGAAAGAGGCGGTGCATTGGACGCTGATCCCTGACCCGTTGGGGCCGGCTTCGGGGATCCCGTGGATCGAAGCTGTGATCCGTGAGGTGCTCGGGGATCAGGCGATGACCGCTCACAAGCTGAAGTTCTTCTCGAACGGGGCGACGCCCAATATCGTGATCGAGACCGACTTGGACGGTGAAGATCTCCGCGAGTTCGTGAAGTCATTCCGATCTGAGTCGGAGGGGCTCGACCACGCCTACGAGACGATGTGGTTGGCGTCGGCGATGAAAGCGAACGTCGTCGGTGTCGACCTGAAACAGCTCGACTTCAAGATCACTCAAGGCGGGGGAGAGACCCGGGTGGCTGCGGCGGCTGGGGTTCCCCCGGTGATCGTCGGTCTGTCGGAGGGACTTCAGGCCGCTACGTACTCTTGCCCGGCTTCCGAGCTCGTGTGGACGGCTGATGGGCCGCGGCCGATCGCTCTGCTCGCACCAGGCGACAAGGTCTGGTCGCTCGAGCAGGGCCGCCCGGTGTTGCGGCCGGTCACGTGGGCGGGCAGGACGGGGATGCAGGTCGTCCACACGATCAAGACGAAGAACCGGACGTTCCACGCGACCGGTAACCACCCCGTCTACATGCCCGACGGCTCCTACCGGCTCGTCGATGACCTCGAGGTAGGAGACCGTGTCTGCGCTCCGACGAGTCTCCCCGACCTCGGCGGCACGACGCTTCCGGACGGAGGGACGGCAACCGCCGAGATCATGGGCTGGCTCGGCGCCTACATCGGTGACGGGTGCCTCAACGGCGACCACGGCGTCCGAATGTGCATCCCCCGTGACGACCGGGTCCGTGCGCACTACGAGCAACTGCCGCCCCGGCTGTTCACGAAGGCGACGGCGGGCCAGTGGCAGAAGCCGAGCCGCCGCGCGAGCGACGGTCTTACGGAGGAGATGGTGGCGCTCCGTGATACGGGGATGACGTTCCGTGCGATCCGCGACACGATGGGCCTCGAGATGCACCCGATGTCGGTGCGTGACCGGGTGCGGACGGCAACCCGGGAGTATGAGGGTGCCCGTGAGCCGGTCGTGGTCGGTGAGTGCCGTTACGGCTTCCAGTTCCACTCGAAAGAGGCGGTTGCGTGGCATCACCTGATGGGTGTGACCGGTACCGCACGAACGAAGCGGGTGCCGGGCTGGGTGTTCGGTCTGAGCGAGCCGCTGCGGCTGGCGTTCCTCGCCGGGATCGTCGATACGGACGGGAGCGTCGGGAAGGATGGCCGGCTGGTCGTGCAGTTCGCGAACCGTGAACTGGTCGAGGACGTGCGGATGCTCTTGGTCTCGTGCGGGATCCAATGCTCGAACGTGGCTCACTACGAGTATTCCGCGCGGGTTCTTCCGAACCCCGGACGGTCTCGTACCTATGAGGCGTGGCGTTTCACGGCCAGCTCGGCCCGCGATGTCGGCAGGATCCCGTTCACGGACCCGGTCTACCGTGAGCGGGTCGACGGGAACGCGCACCGGCATCGGCTGAATCGATCAGGCACGTTCCGGATCACGTCGATCGAGCGTGGCACCGTCCGTGTGCCGGTCTACGACATCGAGGTCGACGGTGGCGACCACATCTTCCTCGCCAACGGCGTCGCTGTCCACAACAGTAACTACGGCCAAGCGAGAAGACGTTTCGCTGATGGGACGATGCGGCCGTTGTGGCGGTCGTTCTGCGGGGCGCTCGAGCCGTTGATCGATGTGCCGGCGGACGCGGAGCTTTGGTACGACGACCGTGATATCGCGTTTCTGCAGGAGGACGCGTCGGATGACGCGGAGATCCTCCATCGGAACGCCGAGTCGATCCGGACGCTCACCGACGCCGGGTACACACCGGATTCGGTTGTGGCCGCGGTGATGGCCGGCGATCTCACCCAGCTTGTGCATACCGGCCTGTTCTCGGTGCAGCTGCTCCCGTCGGGGACGCAGATGGCGAACGGGAACGGCAACGGCAACGGGAACGGGCAGGCGCAACCGGCGTTGGCCAAACCTCAGTAGGCGGAAGGAGAAACCGATGGAGAAGACGTCGACGGTGTCGGCGGCAGAGAAGAACGCCCAGCCGCCGACGGATGACCTGTTCCGCAGCGCCGGAACCCTGTTCGAGCTCCGAGAAGACGAAGACGACGGGATGCCGACCCTGTACGGGCACTTCGCGGTCTTCAACCGGTGGACGGAGATCAACTCGTGGATCGAGGGCCGTTTCATGGAGCGGATCGCCCCCGGGGCGTTTCGGAAGACGATGCGGGAGAACCGGCAGCGGATCCGCGCGCTGTTCCAGCATGGTCGTGACGCGACGGTTGGTGACAAGCCGTTGGGGCCGATCGAGACGCTCCGTGAGGACGAGACGGGCGGCTACTACGAGGTGCCGTTGCTTGATACCGCGTACAACCGGGAGTTGCTCCCTGGGCTGCAAGCGGGCCTGTACGGGGCGTCGTTCCGGATGACGGTGATCCGGGAGGAGATCGACGAGGAGCCGGCGGAGTCGGAGACGAACCCGCGTGCGTTGCCGGAGCGGACGATCAAGGAGATTCGGCTGCATGAGTTCGGGCCGGTCACGTTCCCCGCCTACGAGGGGGCGACGGCCGGTGTCAGGTCGCTGACGGACGCGTTCCGGCCCGCACCTTCCGGCCTGCACGTACCAGCAGAGAGAGTGGAATCCACCGCACCCCCAGAGGGGGGCCGCGAGCAGGAAGACGACACACCCGCCACCGCCGACCAGACGGTCACCGTGGCGCGCCGTGACGGGACAGGGGCCGCCAGAAGGCCGGCCCGGGCAATGTCAGACGACGTGTGGCTGCGCAAACTCAACCAGCTCGCGCACCCCGTCAGAAAGTAGGTGACCAGCATGGAACCGTTCGAGATCAAGCAGCCTTCGGAGCTCCGGGGGCTCGAGGCCATCGAGGCGTACCTGGACGAGGCGAGGAAGCGGATCAGCGACCTCAACACCGAGCACGCCGGCGTTGCGATGCCGGAGGAAGCCCGGTCGGAGTGGATCGCGGTCGGCGAGTCGATCACCGACGTCGAGAAGCTCGAGCAGGAGCTGCGCGACCGTGCGGCGTACGCGGCGCGGATCCTCCGTGAGGAAGAGGATCGGCCGGATGGCCCGCGGAACATCGAGCCGCTCGGCCGTGGCGTCAACGTCCGCAAGCCCGTCGAGAACCCCTACGACCTCTCGGCGATCCGTGACATGAACGCGCTCGAGCCGGGTGTGGGGATCGCGAACGCCCGGGAGCACGCCCGCCGGGCTGTGGCGATGGAGACGTACCCGGGCACCAGGGATGCGGACGCGGCGAAGACGGCTGTCGACTCGCTTCTCGCGATCGACGGGACCGGTGACCTCGCCCGCAGGATCCTCCTGACCGGCCGGCCGGAGTACAAGTCGGCTTTCGGGAAGGTGATCACCGGTGAAGAGCACGCACTGACCGACCGGGAGCGGCAGGCGATGACGATCGTCCGTACCGCCCTCGCAGCCCACACGAGCACGGCCGGGCTCGCCGTCCCGTTCACCCTCGACCCGACGGTGATCCTGACGTCGAACGGTGTACTCAACCCGTTGCGGGCGATCAGCCGGGTGATCAACATCACTGGCACCACCTGGAAGGGGCTCACGTCGGAGGGGATCCAGGCGGCGTACGCGGCTGAGGGTACCGAGGCGTCGGACAACGCTCCGACGTTCGTCCAGCCGGAGATCACGCCGCAGCGGGCGCAGGCGTTCGTTCCGTTCTCGATGGAGATCGGGCAGGACTGGGTCGGCCTCCAGTCGGAGCTGACCCGGATGTTCGCCGACGCGAAGGACACCCTCGAGGCGACGAAGTTCTTCCTCGGGGCGGGTGTCGGGTCGAACGAGCCGCTCGGGATCATCACGGCTCTGGATACCCCCGACGATGACACGTCGATCGTGGACACGGCGTCGATCGGGGCGTTCGCGGTCGCCGACCTGTACACGCTGCTCGGTGCGCTGCCACCCCGGTTCCAGCCGAACGCGAGGTTCGTCGCGAACCTTGCCATCTACAACCTGATCCGCCAGTTCGACGATGAGGGCGGAGCGGACCTGTGGGTGCAGCTGGGTGCTGGTGTTCCGAGCGTCCTGCTCGGTCTGCCGGCGCATCAGGCGTCTGTGATGGCGTCCGCGGTCGCGGCGAACAACAAGATCCTGCTGCTCGGCGACTTCTCGCAGTTCGCGATCGTCGACCGGGTCGGGATGACCGTCGAGCTGATCCCGCACCTGTTCGGGAGCTCGAACCGGTACCCGACCGGTCAGCGTGGCCTGTACTGCGTGTGGCGGAACTCGTCCGGCCCTCTGACCGAGAACGCGTTCCGGCTGCTCGAAGTGAAGGCCTCCTAGCCGTAGGGGATTAGCCGCAAGCGGGGGTGGGCTTCGGCCTGCCCCCGCACCGGCTGAAAGGAGTGAGGGATGGCACGGAAGACAGGCGACCAGCGGATGTTCGTTTGCGTCGAGCAGTTCTTCGCTGAGGTCGATGGTGTCCCGACGAAGATCAAGCGTGGCGAGCTGGTCGCTGAGGGGCATCCGTTGATGCGAGGCCGCGAGGTGTTCTTCAAGCCTTCGGACATGTACCGGGAGGTTGAGGCGGCGACGGCGGCTCCGGGGGAGCGTAGGCCGGCTGGTGTGAAGCCGTCCGCCCACACCAGGAAGAAGGCGTAGATGGCGAACTTCGTCTACACACCGAGGAAGACCGACTTCCTGAACGGTGATCTCGACCTGGCGGCCGCGGACGTCCGGGTGATGCTGGTGATGACGAACACGACCGCCGACACCGACGAGGACGCCCACGACCTCGCTGACATCTCGACGTTGGACGAGTACGACGGTGCGAACTACGGTCGCCAGCAGATCGGGTCGGAGGCTGTCAACCAGGACGACGCGAACGACCGGGCCGAGTTCGATGGTGGCGACATCCAGTTCGCCTCGTTGGGGGTGGGTACCCGTCAGGCGCAGGCGCTGCTCGTCTACGTCCATGTCGACGGGACCGCCGCGAACGACCTGCCGCTCGCCTATATCGACGAGACCTCCCCGAGCGTGTTCCCGTTCGCCGGGAACGGAGGAGATATCGATGTGACCTGGTCCAATGAGGGAATATTGCAGCTGACATGAACGCTGTCCTGGCAGAAAACGGCAGGTGGCAGGAAGTCACGCGGGCTGGCAAGCGTCGCGGCTTCCTGATCATGAAGGAGTGCGAACGCTGTGGTGGGGAGTTCCTGACACGACCCGATGAGCCGAAGCGTTTCTGCGGTGGCACCTGTGCAGGCGCCAACCACGGCGACTATCTGCGCTCCCTACGGGATGGCAAGCCGGGCGGAAAGCACGTCACCAAGGACGGATACGTCGAGGTCTACTTCCCAGAGCATCCATTCGCGCCGAAGCGCGGCCACGTTTTCGAGCATCGCCTTGTGATGGAGGCGGTTCTCGGGCGTGTGCTGCATCCGAACGAGCGCGTCCACCACAAGAACGGCGTGCGGAACGACAACCGGCCGGAGAACCTCGAACTCTGGGTAACGCCTCACCCGTACGGCGCCCGGGCGACTGACGCCGGCCACTGCCCGACTTGCACGTGCCATGAAAGGGGCCATCCGTGAGACGCCTACTCCTCATACTCGTTCTGGCGGCCGCGACAGCGGCCGTTTTCGTTCCCGGGGCGTTCGCCGGCAGCGGCAACGTGCTGATCGTCGATGGGAACTGGCGGTGCATGCGCGCCGTCGATTACGACCTCGTCCGGGTCACGTCGACCGGGCAAGGGGATGCGGTCCGCCTGTCGACCGGGTGTACGGGGAGGATCGGCCGGCTCGAGATCACGGGTGTGGTGAACGGCGACGGGATCAAGATCCAGAACGCCTCGACGAACGCCGCCCATGACCTGATCGTCGAGTCCGGTGTGGTGTCCTGCTCCGGCCCCAGCACGAACGGGACGCATCAGGATGGGATTCAGGCGATGGGCGGGAGGAACATCGAGTTCCGGAACCTCGTGATCGACTGTTACGGCGGCGGGGGCGGGAACCTGTTCATCAAACGCGGCGGCGGTGGCGCTACGACCCCGACGAACATCGTGTGTGTCCGGTGTGCGATCGGCCCGCATCATCCGAACCGGGTCAGGATCGAAACGTCGATCCGGTCCGGGCTGGCCGACTCGCTCGTCTGCCGGAACGGCCGCGTGCCGATTGTCGTCACCGCGGGCGCGTCGGCCCCGATCAACTCGGGGAACACGATCGCCCCGTCGAATGATCCGCGGTGCGCGAACGTCGAGACGTTGGAGGCGTGGATCACCGGCACCCGTCCCGGCCCCGAACCCGAACCGGAACCCGAGCCGGAGCCGCCCGCGGTGTGCGACGAGGCGTGCGTGGCCGGGTACGAGCAGGTGATCGCCGGGTTGCGTGCGGAGCTCGACGCGGCCGGCGGCGAGGTGGCGCGGCTGCTCGCGGAAATCGCCCGGTTGGAGGGGATCCTCGCGCAGATCCAGGAGCTCGCGAGCACCGTCTGATGGCGATCGCTTTCCGGGCAATCGGGGCCGCCGGCGCCGGCGGCAACGTCACCGCATCCGCCGCCTGCGGCGCACCCGCCGGCTTGGCCGAGGGTGACATCGTCTTCGTGTTCACGCTGTCGGGGGCGTCGCAGGCGTACGAGTCGGTGACGGACAACAACGCGAACGAGCTCTCCCAGATCGCGCAGACCGCGAATACGAACCTGACCGGCGGCCTGTGGTGGTATCGGGTGCCGGCGACGGTGCCGACGTCGTTCACGTGTGACCGTGGCGGCGGCGGCGGCCAGTTCCTGTGTGTCGCCTACGCGTTCTCCGGCTGTGTCGGGGAAGGCACTCCGTTCGAGGACGCGACGGTCAGCTCGGAGCTGGGGTCGGCGGAGACGACGCCGGATACGGCGGAGATCGACACGACCGGCCCGGATGAGATGGCGGTGTGTGTGGTCGGGATCGACGACGACCCCGACTGGGATTCGGGGTTCCCGCCGGCGGGGCCGCCCGCTTGGTCTGACGGCGGCGGGGTCGCGGACACGGCCGGCTCCGACGCCAGGATCGAGATGATCTACCGGGCGGTGCCGACGGCGGGGAACGTCCCTTCCGTTGTGATCGGCACCCTGCCGGGCGCGGAGTTCTGGTATGCGGTCACGCTCGCGTTGATCCCCGCCGTCACCGGTGGCGAGGCGACGGAGGTGAACCCGGGCCCGGCCGTGGCGGCTACCGCTGTCCCGTCGCCGGCCGTCGGGCTGGTGCTCGCGCCCGCCCCGTCGGCGGCTGTGATCCAGGCGGTCGTCCCGGCGCCGACTGCCGGACTGTCGCTCGAGCTGGCCCCGGCGCCGGCCGAGGCGACGCTTGTTGTGCCAGCACCGACGGTGACGTTCGGCACGCTCGCGACCACGGCGGGACCGGCGGAAGCGACGCTCGTCGTTCCAGCCCCGGCCGTGACGCTCACGCTCGAGGCGGCACCGGCCCCGGTCGAAGCCGAGCTCGTCATACCGGCCCCGACGGTCACCCGTACGCTGGCGGCAACCGCGGCGCCGACGGAGGCGAAGCTCGTCGTCCCCGCGCCGACCATCACCCTGTCGCTCGCGGCGACCGCTACTCCCGCCGAGGCGGAGCTCGTCGTCCCGGCGCCGACGGTCACGGTCGCCGGGGCCGGAATCACCGCCGCACCGGCCCCGGTCGTCGCGACGGTGACAGCGCCGCAGCCGACCATCACGGTCGGCCAGCCGGTCGCACCCGACCCCGTGGTCACGACGATCGTCGTCCCGCACCCGCAGGTTGCGCTCAGACTGCCGGTTCAGCCGGCCCCCGTGGTCGTCAGCCTCACCGTGCCGCCGCCGGCGGGGCAGTTCGCCTACCTGACGGCGGCTGGCCCGGTCGTCTCCGTTCTCGTCGTGCCGGCACCGAAAGTCGTACGGGAAGGGATCGGTGTGGTCCCGGCCACCAGGCGGACGCTCGCGACCGTCGGCACGTCGGGAACCACGGCAGGCACCCAGCCCGGACGAACACGAGGCTGGCGATGACCCTGCTCCTGCTGCTCACACCCCATCCGGTCGGCGTTCCGGATGAGGACGCAGAAGCCCCGACGACCGCGGTCACGCTCACGACCGTCCGCTCGAGCGGCCGCACTCTCGTCACCACAGGGAAGGGGGCCACCGATTCCCGATGAGTTCGTTCTAAGGCAGAACGACACTGCCAGCGTCATCACTGGTGTCCTCCGCGACGAGAACGGCGACGCCGTTGACCTGGCGTCGGCAACCGTCGAGTTCGAGATGACCCCGATCGCCGGCGGCGACCCGAAGGTCACAGAGGACGCCGACGTCGATCAGAACGGCGACGGGACGGACGGAACACGCGGATACGTCTCCTACCAGTGGGCCGCCGACGACACGGACACCGCGGGGCTGTTCCTCTCCGTCTGGAGGGTCACGTTCTCCGGCGGTGAGATCCAGTCGTACCCGAACGGCGGCTACGTCCTCGTCCGCATCACCCCCGCCGAGTTCCCCACAAGCGCCGACTACCTCACCGTCGAGCAGCTGAAGAAGACACGGCAGCTCGCCGGCCACACGTACGCCGACGATGACATCGGATTGGCGATCGGTGCGGCTTCGAGAGGGATCGACGCGTTGTGTGCCCGGCGTTTCTGGAAGGACGAGACGGACGTGACCCGGTACTACTCGCCGCGGGCGTCGAACCTCGTCCTGATCGACGACCTTGCCGCCGTCACATCGGTCGCATCGGGCGAGGCGAGCACGTTCACCGACACGTGGGCGCGCCACCAGGACTACGACCTCTACCCGTTGAACGCCGAAGCCGACGGCAGGCCGTGGACTCGGCTCGAACCCGGCGCCTACGGCCGCTGCTTCCCCACCGGTCCGAGGACGATCCAGGTCGTCGGGAAGTTCGGGTGGCCCACCATCCCGGAGCCGATCCGGCAGGCGACCGGGATCCTCGCGTCGATGCTGCTCCTCCGGCATCGGGAGGCGGTGTTCGGGGTGATCTTGGCCGGTGCGGAGATCGGGGCGATCGCCCGTATCGCCCGGGATGACCCGCAGGTGACGTTCCTGACACGGCCGTTCGTCCGTAAGGCGTCCGCCTAGATGCCCGTCGAGGAGTTCGACCTTGTCCGGTTGATCCGGGAGGGACTCGCACGCCAACTCGCCCACCTCGGCGAGGGGGAGGACGGCGGGCAGATCAGCCCGTACGCGCTCTCTTCGCCAACCCCGCCGATCCTCTACGTCACCCTCGGCGACCCCGCCGTCGAATACGACGTCACCGCCCAACGTGGCGCCGACCACTGGACGTTCCTGATCGTCGGGATGGCCGGGGCGGTCGACGACATCCCCTCCCAGATGCGGTTGGACCGGTGGCTCGCGTCGTCGGGACGGCTGAGCGTCAAAGCCGCCATCGAAACCGACCGGACCCTGGGCCTCGGCAGCGACGTCGTGAACGGGCTGAGGGTCACCACCGGCTCGGCAGACCAGATCCTCACCCGGGAAGGCGGCGGAGGCCTCCTCACCCGCGTCTGGACCGTCCAGCTCTACGCACGCGGAAAAGGAGAAACCGCATGACCCAACGGTACGTCGTCACGGGCCGCCAGAGCTTCCAAGGGCACAAGCCCGGAGAAACGTTCGAGGCCGACATCGAACCCCGCAGAGAGCTCCGGTTGCTCCGCGGCGGGTTCATCAGCCTCGTCCCCGACCCGCCCACACCGCCACCCGTCCGGCGGAAAGGCGAGTCGAACCAGCACCAGCGCAAGCCACAACCCAGCTAGGAGGAACAGATGGCAGCACCTGTCGTACTCATCGAGCCGCACGTGAACGTCGACGGCGTCGACATCTCCGACCACGTCACCGAGGTTCACTTCACCGCCGAAGGCGAGGACATCGACACCACGACCGCGGTCGCCCACGGGGACATCCTCGTCGCGAAGAGGGCCCGCGGGAAGATCAGCGCGATGGTCAGCCTCGTCCTGCAGCAGGACTTCGACGCCTCGAGCATCGACAGCCTGTTCTGGGGGCTCTTCCACTCCGGCGAGAACTTCCTCGTCGAGGCGAGCCCGTACGACGACACGATCTCGGAGACGAACCCGCTGTACCGGGCCACGTGCATCTTGCTGTCGTGGAACCCGATCGACTCGGCGGTCGGTGAGCTGATGACCGTCACGATCGACATGCCGTCGAACGGCCTGTTCGACCGGTTCACGTCACCGGACTCGTAGCCGCTGTGGCGGTTGGGACCGTCCGTGTGACGGGGCTCAAGGAGTTCACCGCTGCGGTGAAGGTCGCGCAGGGTCGGACTGGGGTGGCCGAGCTCGGCAACCAGTTGAAAGAGGTTGCTGAGCCGGTCGCCCAGGGCACCCGTCAGAAGCTCGGACGGTACGGAGGAGACCCCGCCGGAGGGGTCCGAGTACGACGCCGCGGCCTGAACATTGCGGTGGAGCAGTCGAAACGGAAAGTGACCGGGAAGCGCGGCGACTTCGGCGCCCTGCAGATGCGCAAAGCGTTCGTGCCTTCCCTCGAAGAGAACCGTGCCCAGGTCGTCGCCGGGGTCGAGAAGTGGTTGGACACGGCGATCAGCACGGCGGGACTCTGACCCTGAAAGGAGAGCAGTACCGTGGCCGAGATCAAGATCGGGAAGAAGACCTACCCGATCCCAGCTGACCTGAGCTTCACCTACCGGGAGCTCGGAATCATCAAGAGGATCAGCGGCGTCCGTAGCCGCGAGTTCCAGGACGCGATCGACGCCGGAGACACCGACCTGATGGTCGCGTTCGCCGTCATCTCCGCCCGGAGGGCCGGCGACAACCTCGACGTCGAGGAACTACTCGACGGGGACATCGACTCGATCCAGTTCATCGCCGACGACGTGGTCGAGGGTGATGTTGTCCCCCCGGCCGAAACGGCGACCGTGGAGCCGAGTTCCGGAGGGCCGCCCGCCGTGAGGCCAACAACCGTGCCCGGTTCCAGAAAATCTACGGTCGCGGCGTAGACCCGTATGAGATCGACTATCCGCCGTCGTTGTGGGCTCCCCCGTTGGCTGAGGTGTTCGGATGGTCGCCTGTGGCGATGTGGGATCTCACCCCGTCGCAGCTGCTTGAGGCTTGGGCGTACGCGGTGATCCGGTTGGGGATCGAGAAGGACATGAGGGTGGGTAGCTAGATGGCCCGCAGCATTCGCGTCGAGATCATCGGCGATGCGAGCAGCCTCCAGAAGGCGTTCAGCAGCGCGATAGGAAGCGCCGCCGGGTTCGGCGCGAAGATGCAGTCGGTCGGCTCGTCGATCACGTCGGCCGGGAAGACACTCACCGCAGGGCTGACGCTGCCGCTCGTTGGCCTCGGCACGCTCGCCGTCAAAGCCGCCTCGGACTTCGAGTCGTCGTTCGCCGGTGTCCGCAAGACCGTCGATGCGACCGAGCCGGAGCTTCAGGCGTTGGCGCAGGGGTTCCGGGACATGGCGAAGGAGATCCCGGTCTCCGTCAATGAGCTGAACGCGATCGGTGAGGCGGCCGGTGCCCTGGGGATCGAGAAGGAGAACATCCTGTCGTTCACCCGTACGGTGGCGGATCTGGGTGAGGCGACCGATCTGACGTCGGAGCAGGCGGCCGATGCGTTCGCCCGGTTCGCGAACATCACGCAGATGCCGCAGACCGAGTTCCAACGGCTCGGCTCCACCGTCGTTGACCTCGGGAACAAGCTGGCGGCGACGGAGTCGGAGATCGTCGCGATGGGCACCCGCCTGGCCGGTGCCGGTGCGCAGGTCGGGATGACCGAGGCGGACATCATGGGTTTGGCGGCGGCGCTCACATCGGTCGGGATCGAAGCCGAGGCGGGTGGTACGGCGATGTCGACGGTGATGATCAAGATCGCCGCCGCCGTCAACGAGGGCGGCGCCGCGATCGAGGGGTTCGCAAAGGTCGCCGGAATGTCATCGGCGGAGTTCAAGCGGGCGTGGGAGCAGGATGCTGCCGGCGCACTGGTCACGTTCATCGAAGGACTCGGCCGGATCAAGAAGGAAGGCGGAGACGTCTTCGGCACCCTGGACAAGCTCGGACTCGGGTCGATCCGTGTCCGCGACGCACTGTTACGCGCCTCCGGTGCCGGTGACCTGTTCCGCAAGTCATTGCAGATCGCTGAGGAGGCGTGGCGGCGAAATAACGCGCTCACCGAGGAGGCGGTGAAGCGGTATCAGACGTTCGCGTCGCAGCTGACGATCTTCAAGAACAAGCTGATCGACGTCGGCATCACCTTCGGGCAGGCGCTCATGCCGTTCCTGACCAAGGGCCTCGAGATGCTCGACCCGTGGATCCAGAAGCTCGACGAGCTCGCGAACAAGTTCAAGGAGATGACCCCGGCCGGGCAGGAGATGGTGCTGATGATCGCCGGGATCGCCGCCGCCATCGGCCCCGCCCTGATCGTCGTCGGCTCCCTCATCCGGGCGTTCGGGACGATAGCGACCGTCGTCGCCGGCCTGTTCACCCCGCTCGGCCTCGTCGTAGCCGGCATCGCCGGGCTCGCCGGCGCACTGCTCCACTCAGCAGGCGGGTTCGACGCGATCCTGCCGCTCGCGAAACGATTCATGGACTGGGTCGGAGAGGTCGGTAACCTCCTCGCGCAGGGGAAGATCGAGCAGGCGCTCCGGAAGATCGGCGACGGGATCAAAGACGTCGCCCGAGCGATCGTCGAGAAGCTCCAGTCGATCAACTGGGGGCAAGTCGCCGACACGATCGTCGGTGGGATCACCGATGCGATCGGCGCGATCAACTGGGGATCGGTGCTCAGCACCCTCGCTGACATCGGCGCAAGCATCCTCCGCGGGATCGCATCAGCGATCCGGGGTGTCAACTGGGGTGAGCTCACACGGACGCTGACGACCGGGCTCGGGGACGCGCTCCGTGGCGCCGGGAAGTCCGGCGGGCTGATCTCCGCCGCCGGTGAGGTCGCATCAGCGATCGTCGCCGCAGTGGTCGACGCGATCGGCGGGATCAACTGGATGGGGTTGGCGACTGGGATCGGCGCCGGGTTCGAGTCGCTGCTTCGCACCGTGTTCGGTGACGCGATCGTGAACGCGATCCTGCAGGGGATCGCGAACATCGGGGACGCCCTCGGCGCTGTGATAGACGGTTTCGCTGAGCTGTACACGCTCGGCGGGCTGCTCCCCGACGTTGCCGCAAGCCTCGGCGGGCTGCTCCCCGACCCGGGTGACATCAGGGCGTCGGCTGATGAGCTGCACAACTGGGCTGACCGGGTGCGTATGGGCACCCAGGGCGCGGAGGACATGGCCGCCCAGATCCAGGACGTCGTATCGGGCCTCGCCCTGTTCGGCCCCCAGGTTGATCGTGCGGCAGCGACGATCTCGTCGGGGCTCGCGCCGGGGATGGCGCAGGCGGTCACGTCGATTACGACGTTCCAGGACGGACTCTCCGACGCGGAGCTCGCACTCGTTGGGTTCGTGGGGACGATGGGAACCGTCCCCGACGAGAAGACGCTGACGATGATGCTCCAGGACGAGCAGTTCGTCTCGGGGCTGACGGCGCTTTCGGCGCAGGTGGGGATGTTCCCTCCGGAGACGGACACGGAGTTCAAGGCGATCGTCGATCAGGCGATGGCGTTGGTGGCTGCGTATCAGCAGCGGGTCGAGGGTGTGCCGCCGGACATCACGACGCAGGTGTCTACACCGGGCGCTGCGGAGGCGAACACGGCGCTGGACATGCTGATCGAGAAGGGCGGCCGTGTTCCACCGGAGGCGCGTACCCAGGTGTCAGCCCCGGGCGCCCCGGAGACGAGTACCGCCCTGGACAACATCATCCAGCGGGCGGAGAAGACGAAGATCCCGGTCGTCGTCAAGGTGACGTCGCCGGGGGCGCAGGAGGCGATCGGGAACCTCGAGAAGCTGAAAACCGCGCTGGGGAACATCGGCACGGCGATCCCGGCCGCGACCCGTTCGTTCGACCAGCTGAAAACCGGGATCACCAGGGCCGTCGGTGAGGCGGTGTCGGAGATGAAGTCGGCGGAGGGGAAGTTCAAGTCCGCCGCAACCGCCGCCGGCAAGGGTGCCGTGGCGGGGATGAAGTCCGGGATCGCCGGGCTCGACCAGGCTGCCCGCTCCGAGGCTGGCCGTGCAGTGTCGGCGCTACGCGGGATGGTCGGCCAGTTCAGTGCGGTCGGGGCGGCGATGGGCTCGGGTGTCCGCGCCGGCTTCCAGTCGACGATCGCCGGGCTCGCCTCCCAGGCCGCCGCCGCGGTCTCAGCAGCCGTCGCTGCCGCCCGGGCCGCCGCGCAAGTCGGGTCGCCGTCCCGGGCGATGTCCGAAGGAGTCGGCAGGCCGCTGGGTGAAGGTCTGATCGTCGGGTTCCTGAACGGGGCCCGTGACCTGCCGACCACGGTCAGCGACAAGGTGCGCGAAGCGCTGGAACGGGCGAAGCAGACGGTCGACAACTACAAGAGCACCCTCGAGACCGCGTTCGGCGACCTGATCTCGAACGCGCTCTCTGGGTTCGACCGGATCACCTCCGAACATCTGACGAAGACGGAGCAGCTGATCCAGAACATGGAGTTGGACCGTCAGATCCAGGAGCTCGCCCAGCGGGTCGCGGACGCGAAAGCAGCGTTGGACGCGGCGCTCGCGTCGGGTGACGCGGCCGCTGTTCTCTCCGCGCAGCAGCAGCTCGAGCAGGCGATGTATGACCAGAAAATGTTCGCGTTGCGTCAGCAGGCGGAGCAGGAACGCAAGGACTACGAGGACCGGCGTGAGCTGCAACGCAAGCATCTCGAGGAGCAGCTGAACAAGCTGATGGAGTCGCTCGCGAAGCATCCGGAGCAGCACGACAAGATCCAGAAGAAGATCATCGGCCTGCTGAAGCGCTACGGGGTCGACTACCGGGGCGCCGGGATCAACGTCGGGTTGGCGATCGCCGAGGGGCTGCGCCAGTCGATCCCGGCGGTGACGTCGGCGGCGCAGGCGGTCGCGCAGGCGATCGCGAACGCGTTGAAGACCGCGTCACCGACGAAGGAGGGGCCGATGCGTGATCTCGACCACTGGTTGGACGGGTTCGCGCCTGCCTACCTGCAGGGTCTGGATGACGAGCGGATCCGGAAAGCGTTGGCGTCGGCGACGATGATCGGCCGGGACATGCCGGCGGTGATGTACGCGCCCGCGGCGGGGATCACCGTCCCGAACGCGGCCGGGATCCCCGCCGGCGGACAGGTCATCAACATCGGGCCGATCTACGTGCAGGGGTCGGTCACGACGGAGACCGACCTCGCCGACGCCGTCCGACGCAGCCTCATCTCGAAGGGCCAAGGGCTCACGAGGATCCTCTGAGATGGCGACCTGGCGGACGATCCTTCCCGGCATGCCCGAGATGTCGTTGGAGTGGTCACCGACGACCGCGCCGGATGAGACGCCGGTCTGGCAGTCCCTCTCCGACCGGATCCTCGAGGCGCACCTGCGCGCGTACCGGCAAACCGAGCTCGACCAGTTCGAGACCGGGGAGCTGACCGCGGTTCTCGCGAACGCCGACCGTGCGTTGGAGCCGCTCGGTAACAGCGGGAAGAACGTGCCGCGGATCCGGGTCCGCTACCAGCTGCGGGATGAGGATGGGGAGGAGTACGACCGGTTCGGCGGGTTCCTGCGGGCGATCACCGTGTCGTGGGCTGACCCGCCGTTCTCGACGGTGACGTTCCGGGCGTCTGATTACGGGCTGCTGTTGCAGCAGACCGAGGTGCGTGTTGACGGGTATCCGTTGGAGCTCGGGCATGTGCGGATGGGCCGGGTGCTTGACGCGATGGGCGTCCCCGCCGGCGACCGTGACCTCGACGCGGCTGACACGACGTGCCGGGCGATTCCGGCTGTCGGTGAGGGGGAGAACCCGGTGATGCAGTCGGCGTTGCAGCATTTGCAGGATGCGGCACGTAGCGATGGCGGCTACCTGTTCGTCGATGTGACCGGGAAGATCCGGTTCCACAACCGGCGGAAACGGATGGACGAGTTCGGCGGGATCCACCTCACGTTCGGTGACGACGACGACTCGGTCGAGGTCGTCGACGAGTTCGACGGGTCGGCGCTCGATACGTCGTTGTGGACGCTCACCCAGGACTCCGATACCTCGGTCACTGTCAGCGGCGGCTCACTGCGGTTCGCGAACGACGGCGACGCCGGCCAGTCGATCGTCGCGCTGAACGAGACGATCGACCTGACCGATGGCGGCGCGTTCGTCGCCCACGTCCCGACGATCGACTCGCAGCCGACGAATCAGCGCTTTGTCCTCATGCTTCCCGACAACGGGGACACGAACAACCGGATCGAGATCCTAGCGATCGGTACCGGCGCGTCGTCGTTGCAAGCCCGGCAGGCCGTCGCCGGGTCGCTGACGACGGTTGCGACGATGAACGTGTCAGGGATCGAGTACCTGCGGATCCGGGCGCACGCTGGCGACATCTTCTACGAGGCGTCCGCCGACGGGGTCTCCTGGTCGGTCATCGCGAAGACGGCCGCGCCGATCACGATCACCGCGCTGCAACCAAGGCTTGTGTCTGGTCCGACGATCGCAGCGACGGCGCATACGAACACGGTGTCTTGGGCGGTCATGGAGCAGGGCGAATGCCCCTACCAGCCCGACCTCACCGGCGAAACGAACGACGCGACCCTCTGGACCTCATGGACCGTGAAAACCGCCGACGGCCACGCCGAAACCCACGACGCAACCCCCGCCGTCTCCGGATACAAAGCCGCCCGCGACGAGTTCCAATCACTGCTCGCCTACCCCGGCGAAGCGTACGCGCTCGCCTCACTCAGCCCCTGGCGGTACAACCGGGCTATCTGGCGGTTCCCCGCCATACGGCCGATGATCGGAAACGACCGGATGACCAAGGCGATGCTCCGGCAGATCCTCAAAGCGGACGTCGGCTGCCGGTTCCGGCTGATCCGCCGACCACCCGAAGAGAGCACAACGGATCCGGTCGACGAGCAGTTGCACCTCGAGGGGATCGCTGAGGACGCCGTCATCGGCCAGCTCTACTCCATCCAGTTCGCCGTCTCCCCCGCCGACCCCGACATCGACGAATGGATCCTCGGCACCTCCGAGCTCGGCGTCGACACGTTCATAGGCATCTGACATGCCTCTGCTCCCTGATGATGTGACCCCGGAGGAGGTCGCGGAGCTCCGGATGCCCGCCGGGCTGCCGGCACGCAGGCCGAACATCGTGCTGCCCGGCCAGCCGCCGATCTTCCGCGAGCACGGCACCGCGCGTGGCCGGGCGCTCGTGATCGTCGTGGGAGGTCGCTGGCTGATCCAGTGTCCGACCTGCCCGCAACGAGCACCGGCGCACACACCGGCCGGCGGCCGGGTGGAGTTGTTTCGTTGCCCGTTGTGTCATAACTCGGCGGCGGGGCGGCGGCCGTTCCCGGTGTTGTGGCCGACCAGGGAGCAGGCGGACAGGATCGCCATGATTCTCCGCTGCCGCCCTGACCCTCAGACCCGTAACTGGGTGCCCGGTGAGAGCCTGCACATGCTGTGTGCGGAGAACATTCAGCATGGGTGCGCTGTGCCCGCACTGTCGGTGGCCTAGCCGTGTGGACGACTCCGCATGACTGGGCGGACGGCGAGAAGGTGACAGCGAGCTTGCTCAACCTCATCCGGGACAACCTGCGGGTGTTGTATGAGCCGCCGCATTGCCGGGTCGGCGGGCTGGGCTCCTCGAAGATGACGGCTGATACGAACGGGAACCCAACCTGGACGATGATCGACTTCCCGAACACCGTCGCGGACAACGACGGGATGCGCACCCTGTCTGGCAGCGGGCAGAACGAGCCTGCAACCGGGCTGATCGAAATCCAGACGGCCGGGCATTACCTGGCCTCAGCGGTGGTCGCGTTCGCCGACGGGGGCAACCAGACGGTCGCCGCGGCGATCCGTGCCAGCTACACGAGCGCATCCGTCTATGTCGGTTACGCGTCCGGCAGCCCGACAACCGGCACCCGTGTCGAGGTGACCCCGGTCGTCGGCAGCTACCCGTGCTCGGCCGGCTACCAGTGGCTCATCGACTTCTACGCGCCGGAGACTCTCAGCGAGATGGTTCTGATCCGGGACGGGAAGATCCCGTACTTCTACGTCACCTGGATCGGCGGCAGCTAGATGGCGTGGACTGATCCGACAGACTGGCCGGTCGGAACCCTGGTCAACGCGGCGTTCATGAACACGCACATCCGCGACAACCTCAACTACCTGTACGGGGCGCCCGCCTGCCAGCTCACCCATTCGACAACGCAGTCGGCGGGCAGCGGCGGCGAGATCCACGTTGATTTCGACACGGAGGTCAACGACCCAGACGGGATGCATTCCGGGTCGGACGACCACATCATCCTCTCCCGGACCGGGATGTGGTGGCTGTCCGGCACCGTCAAGTTCGACTCGTCGCTCACCGCTACCTCCGACGTGTGGGCACGGATCGACACGCTCCTCCGCGCTGTCTCAGTGGTCGGCACGGCCGGCGACTACGGCATCACCCTCGGCGGCACCGAATACCACGCCGCCTCGAAGGACATCACGTTCCAGGTCAACCATCACACCGGCAGCGCCGAAACACTCGCGGCCGGCCCGGAGTACGGCGTCCAATGGTTACACGGATGAGACCGGAGGGCTGGGTGCGTCTACACGAACTGTCCGAGCCGGTTCCGTCGCCTTCTCCTAACCGTCGCTGGCGCGTGGTGTGCAGCGTGCTCGCTCTGGCTGGGAAACTTCTGAAGGTTCTCGACCCGATCGTCGAGCGGATCGCCGTTTATATGGTGGATCACTTGTCCGCGCAACACCGGATCGTCGGGGCGCGCCCGATTCCAGACATAGTGCGAGCGCGCGATGTATCCCTTCGAGTCGACCGTGGGATGATCAATCCGCTCGTCACGGGGTACGGGCATCCGCCACCGGCCGTAGTCGGTAAGCCATCCTCCCTTGTTCCTCGGGCTTGGCCTGCCGATCTTCGCGCGGATCTCCTCGGTCATTCGGCCCGGCGCGCGGTTTGCGCACGCTCGGCCGCAATACCGGGGCGGCTTGTCGGCCGTATGCATGCGGGTGAACCGTCGATCGCAAATCGGGCAAATCGTCGTGGTCTTCACGCACCAAACCTACCAGGACGCGGGGATGTCCATGCCACCACCTGGAGGGCCGAGCGATCGCGTGGGTAACGCCGATCAACTGGGCTGATTCGACCGTCTACACGCAGACGCATTTCGACCAGCAGCTCAAAGACAACCTGACCTTCCTCTACTCGCCGCCGTCCTGTTTGACCCGCAGCAACGCCAACCAGAACCTGAGCCACAACACGAACACGAACCTCAACATGCAAACCGAGAACTGGGACACGGACAGCATCCACGGCGCCACCCAATACCGGCACGACATCAACACCGCAGGCACCTACATGCAGATCGGCAGCGCAGCCTTCTCGATCTCATCCACCTCCGGCGGCCGTTCGATCTTCCTGCAACAGAACGGGACGACACGAACCGGCGAAATGCTCATCCCCGGTGTCCCGACGCTCACCAACACCGGCCTCCAGGCCGCCCACACCGGCCTCATGACGACATCCGACTACGTAGACCTCATCGGATGGCAGAACTCCGGTGGAACCCTCGCCGTCGTCTCCGGCACCGTCTGGATGCTCACCCACTGGTGCGGCAACCCATGACCGCACCCGGCCTGACCCGCTAACCGCGTACGAGAGGAGGCAAACGATGAGCCCGCCACCGGACGGGGGCGTCAGCGTGCCGAGAGGCGCTGCTTGCGCTCCCTCTCACGACGTGCCCTGCACTTCCGACACTCGCGACGTCCTCGAGAAGTCACGTACGTGTTCAGGGCATCCAGCGGATGACCTGACCGGCAATGCGTCTTCCGCTTATTCATCGCAGTCGGACCGATTCCACGGGCGACGTTCTCGTCAATCACGACAGCCTCAAGATGGGCCGGATTCACGCAGAGCGTGTTCCGACACAGATGATCGATCGTCAGGCCAGCGAGGATCGGACCGACGAAGAGCTTGTAGGAGAACCGATGGGCGTATTCCCGCTTCCCATCGATCGTCAGACGCCCGTAGCCGTTGTTCGCGTGGCCCATCCACGTCCAACAACCGCTCTCATCGATACGGAACCGTAGGGCACCCACGCAGCCCACGGTATCCCACGCGGGTGACGTCATGACCCCCTGGCCAACACCCCTACCGAAGTGGGTCTGGAAATGGATGCGCTGGGCGTTGGGTGAGGGCGAGTACAAGCAGCACGGGCCGAGGAAGGGGCCAAGGCCGAAAACGGCGCCGGAGCGGATCCCGGAGTGGGCGTGGAAACGCCTCGAAGCCCTCGTCGCCCAACGGAACGGGGAGCAGCTCGAGCCCGAGCCTGCTGACAAGCCGAAGCCGAAGCCGCACAAGCCATCGCTGACGCCGCATCAGAAGCTGATGGTCGCCCGCCGGAAACTCGCCCAGATCGCCATCGAGATCGCCGAACACCCCGGCCAAGGCCACTACTCCCAAGCCCGCCCAGCGCAGCACACCCGCAGCCACATCACCCTCCAGGACGTCCGCGGCGGCGAACACTGGACCGGCGACTGCTCGTCCACCGTCGGCGACTGGCTCCCCCGGTTGGCCGGGTTGGACCCGGCCCCCGACGGGCCGTACGTCAACACCTGGCTGATCGCCGCCCACTGGCCCAAAGTCACGATGCCCGCCCTGGGGGACGCGGTCATGTACCACGGCCACGTCGGCATGGTCGAGATGTTCCGCCACGGCAAACCAACCCGCGACCTCGACGACATCTTCATCTTCTCGCACGGGTCCGAGAGCGGCCCGTACGGCAGCCCGCCGGACGAGCTCGCCGCCTCCTACCGCTGGGACGACTTCGCCGGCTTCTACCGCCACCCGTCACTCGTCACCGGGGCCGACCTGTAAATGCCGTTCGCCGCCGTCGACATCTACGAAGCGCTGCTCGGCATGGTCGCGTTCGCGACGATCGTCCTCGCCGTCCTCTCAGTCCGCGACCGGTCCCGCCGCAACGTCAAAGACGAACGCGACGAACTCCTCGCCGAGAACCAGAAGATCCGCACCCAGGTGTCGGAGCTGAAGCAGGAGCGCGACACGCTCGAAGCCCGCACCGACCTCACCCGGCTCGCCGGGATGATCGACAAACACGAAGAGCGAGCGGCGGAACGAGCGACCCGGGCCGCCGAACGCGACGACAAGTTCCTCCGCGTGCTCGACCGGATCGCCGCCCAACTCGAAATCCCGAACGGGAAGGAGCCATCATGAGAACGTTCAGCTACCGGTACCGCAGCCTGCTCGGCATCACCGGCACCTGGGATCCGGCCGCCCGCACCGGCAGCCTCGACATCGTCCTGCTCGGCATGCTCATCGGCATCAACCTCGGCCTCGCGATCCGCACCCCGGCCGGATGAGACCGAACCAGACCGTCACCATCGGCGCCCTCGCCGCGATCATCGTCGTCCTCATCATCGCGCTCACCTACCTCGTCTCCGTCGACAAGGCCGGCGCCCCACAGGTCGCCGTGTTCGGCGCGTCGATCACGCTCGGCATGGGGGCGCTCGTCACGCTGCTCGCACGGTCCCAGGGGGACGCCGTCCAGGCCGCGACGACGACGGCGATCATGCCACCCCCAACCCCGCAGCTCACAGCGTCGGATGTCGCGATGATCGTCCGGGCGGAGCTCGACAAGGCTAGGGCATCGTCGTGAACGGTTCCGCCGTTGCGATCATCCTCTGCGCCGTCTGCTTCGCCCTCGGCTACCTCGTCTGCTACATCACCTGACCCGTGGCCGACCGGCCTCCCGCCAGCCCGAACTTCCCGCCAGAGCAGAAGGCGACGGCGGCGGTCGCCGCCACCGGGTTCATCGTCAACGTCATCCCCGGCATCCCCGAGGAGGCGAAGTCGAACGCCACCGACCTCGCCCTCGCGCTCGGACCCACCCTCACGTTCGGCGGCGTCGCCGTCCGCGCGTCACGGGCGAAATGGCTTGCCGGCCAGGGACTGCTCGTCGCTGACGATCCCAGGACGCCGATCAACGAGCGGCTCCAGTCGATCTGGCGGCTCGCCATGTTCGTTGCCTGCATGGTCGCAGCGCTGACGGGTGTCGCCGCGATCATCCTCTGGTTCATCATCAGGTAGCGACTGATGCCCGCCGCCGGGGAACGCACCGAAGACGACTTCGACTCAGAAGACGCCCGACTGTTCCGCCACCGCTTGCACCGGTTCGAGCAGCTCGGGTTCCTCGAGGACGAAGCCGCCGAGCTCGCCGCCGCCGATGTGGACTGGCGGGAAGCCGCCCGGATGATCACGGACGGCTGCACCCGGGCGAACGTCCTACGGATCCTCCTGTAAGGGTTCGGCCGGGCTTCTCCTTTCACCGGCCGAAGAAGGCAGGAGCAGGGCTGCCCGACCAGGGCGGCGACGCGCGGGCAGCCCCCTGCCGCTCAGTTGATCGTCGGAGTATCCCGGGCGCCGAACGCGCACGCGCCCGCAACGACGAGCAGGAGGCCGGAGGGGATCCAGAACAGGCCGGCGGAGAAGAATCCGAGGATCGACATCGAGATCAGCAAGATCCCGGCGGCGGTCGTGTTCGGCCCCCGGGCCAAGCTCCCACCCACGATCGCGACGGCGCTGATCAGCAGGGTGAACACGCCCATGATCACGACCGGGCTGCCCGACTCGTCCACGAGGGAACCGACCAGCCCGCCGGTCGTCATCTCCAGCAGACCGGCGAACAGGCCGATGATCCCGCCGATCAGACCGAGCGTGAACGCCGCCGTCCGCATCGCTGCTATCGCATCATCCGCCGACCGGGCCTGCATGTCCACCCGCGCAACGTGAAGAAATCTTCACACGCACGGGATCGACATGCTTCGCCGATGGCATATAGATTCGTGCAAAGGCGCACTGCGGCTACGCGGAAGCACCGTTTCCCCAAGCGGCGAGGGAGAAGGAGGACTGCGGCAGTATGGAAGCGAACCTCGTTCGGCAAATCGGCGACGAGGTTGAGGCGCGCGGCCGATACCTACTCGGACTCGACTGCCGGATCAGTCGTCTGGAGCAGCGAGTCGCTGAGATAGCAGATCAACTTTCCCGCCTAAGCTCTCAACGGCCGACTCGAGCTGATCAAGCCGGTCCTCGAGGGATCGTCGTCGACCTCCGTTCGCCGGAGCCGGCATCTCCTCACCCTGGTCGATGAGGAACTCGACCAGTGGCTTGTCCAACGCCCTTGCGATCAGCTCGAGCTTGTCGACGTCGGGGCTGTGTTGCCCGCGTTCCCAGCGTGACACCGTGATCGTGTCGACGCTGACGGCTGCGGCTAGCTGACGCTGCTTCCATTTCTTCGCCAGGCGGGCGTCAGCGATCGTCTTGCCAAGCCGAAGCCGGCGTTCCTGCGCTGCCTTCGCTGCCTCCGCCATGAACTCATCTAGCAGTGTGCGGTAGCGGGCTAGGCGACGGTTAGCCGTTGTTTGACTAGGCATGGGTTGACAATAGCGCGTATAGGCGTGTATAGTCAACCCGCGTATGGTCGGTCAGAAGATACGGGACGCTCGCAAGGCGCTCGACAAGTCGCAGGAGCAGATGGCCCGCGAGCTCGGAGTGGCGGTCATGACCGTCTCCCGGTGGGAGCGTGATCAGCACAAGCCGTCGATCGACCAGCTCTACCGGATCGCCGCCGTCCTTCACGTGTCGGCAGCTGATCTCGTCGACTCGAACGGGAAGGCCGCATGACCGGACGGGATCTCGAGGCTGAGATCGTCGCCGCCCTCACCGAGGGTGAACGGACGATGCTGGAGGTCGCCCGGAAGGTGAAGGCCCGCAACCAGGATGTGATCGACACCATCCGTGCTCTCGAAGCGTCAGGGCGCCTGTACCAGGCGGACGGCCCTGATGGTCGGATCGTCTACGGGCTGCCGTCAGCACCGACGGGAACGGCTGGGAAAAGCCCTACCGACTGCGACCGTCTCCTCGCCGTCCTCAGCGACGGCCGAGAGCATTCGCATCTGGAGCTCTACCAGCTCGGGATGATCGTTCATAGCCGGGTCGCGGACCTGCGGAAGCGCGGCCATGTGATCCACACATGGCGCGAGCGGCATCCGAACGGGACGCGGCATATGTACCGGCTGGTCGGCACGCAGCCGTTGGCCGAGAGGGAGGCGGTTGTCCCGGCTGTCTCCCCCTCGGCGAGCGGCTCAGTGCTCGACGAGCAGGGCCCCATCCCCGGCGGTTCCCCTGCCTGCCATGCGGGGGCGCACGATGAGGTGGCGACCGGGAAGGGCCTGGCCGCGAGCATTGAGCCGCTCCAGCTTTCGATCGGAGAGGCAGCTTGACCGCGCATCGTGTCGAGCTCGCGTCCCCGTGGCGTCAGCTCGCGAAGGGGATCCTCCTCCCGGTCGGCGTCGTGCTGATCGCCGTCTGGGGGGTCGGCCTCGGAATCGTGAAGGTAGTCGAGGCGCCGTTCCGGATCCGCCGCTGGATCAGTGACGGCAGGCCTGCGTGGGATGACGGAGTCGGCGGACCCGCGATCGACGACGAGGACGAGCCGTGGCGGTAGACGAATACCGGGATTCCCGTCGGCGGATCCGCGAGTCCATCACCCAACCGGCAGCCGCGCGTGGCAAGCAGAAGCCGACGGTAGTCGAGTTGCGCCACTGCATCTACTGCGCCGCACCCACGCTAGGTGTTGTCTGCGCCGGCCATCTCGATCTGCTCGGCCAACTGGAGGCGGAACGGTGAACGGGATCCTCGACCTGCCCGCCGACGAGTATCACGCCGACACCGTCGCCGACGTCCCGACGCTGTCGTGCTCGGTGGCCAAGCTGCTCTGCTCGCGCTCGCCACTGCACGCCTTCACAGCCCACCCGCGGCTCAACCCGAACTACAAGCCCGTTCACGCCGAGAAGTTCGATCTCGGCCAGGCGGCACATCAGGTAATCCTCGAGGGGGAGACGAGCGTCGAGGTCATCGACGCGACGGACTGGCGGACGAACGCTGCGAAGAACGCGCGGGACGCAGCGCGGGCCGCCGGAAAGGTTCCGCTGCTCGAGGCTCAGTGGCAGGAGACGCAGGCGATGGTTGCCGCCACTCGCGAGCAGCTTGCCGACCTCGACGTTGACCCGCTTCCGTTCACCGGTGGGAAGCCCGAGCAGACGATTGTGTGGGAAGAGGGCGGCGTCGTGTGCCGCGCCCGGCTCGATTGGCTCCACGACGGCGGCGCGTTCGTCTCTGATCTGAAGACGACGAGCCGGTCGGCGAACCCGGACGAGTTCACAAGGTCGCTCTTCTCGATGGGCTACGACATCCAGGTCGCCGCGTACACGCGCGCGGTCGAGCGGACGACCGGAGTCACCCCCGAGTTCCGGTTCGTCGTCGTCGAGACCGCGCCGCCATACGCGCTCAGTGTGATCGCACTCGGCCCTGCCGCGTTGACGATCGCTGAGAAGAAGTGGCGGTACGCCGTCGAGACGTGGCGGCGTTGCCTCGAGCGGGACGAATGGTCCGGATACCCGACGCGTATCGCCTACGCGGAGCTCCCAGCCTATGAGGAGGCTCGCTGGCTCGAGCGGGAGCTGCGGGAGGTCGCATGACCTACCGACTGTGGGTGAACCAGGAGCGGACGATTCTCGTCCGGCTGTGGGAGAACGGGAAGGTCGAGGTCTCGACCCGTGACCATCCGGCGCACCCGTGGGGGCCGCCGGTCGAGCTCGACGAGGAGAAGGTCTCGTGACATTCACGTTCCGCCCAGCGAAGCGTGAGAGCGTCGGCCTCCTCATCGGCCTCGCCGGCGCCAGCGGCTCCGGGAAGACCATGAGCGCGCTCCGGATCGCGACCGGGCTCGCCGGCGACAAGCCTTTCGCCCTGATCGACACCGAGAACGGCCGAGCATTGCACTACGCCGACCAGTTCCGATTCGACCACGGCGAGCTCCGAGCACCGTTCCGACCCGCCGCCTACGCGGAGGCGATCGCCGCCGCCGACCAGGCCGGCTACCCCGTCATCGTCGTAGACAGCGCCTCCCATGAGCACGCCGGTGACGGAGGTCTCCTCGACTGGCAAGAAGAGGAGCTCCAGCGGATGGCCGGCGACGACTACCAGAAGCGGGAGCGGGTGAAGATGGCCGCCTGGATCCAGCCGAAGCTCGCGCACAAGCAGTTCGTGTCACGGCTGCTGCAGGTGCGGGCGCATCTGATCCTGTGCTTCCGGGCGGAGGAGAAGATCGAGATCGCGAAGGAGGGCGGGAAGACGGTCGTGCGGCCTAAGGCGTCGGCGGTCGGCCTCGACGGGTGGATCCCGGTCTCCGAGAAGAACCTCCCGTACGAGCTGACGCTGAGCCTGCTCCTGACCGCGGACGCGCCGGGGCTGCCGAAGCCGATCAAGCTGCAGGAGCAGCACCGGCCGATGGTGCCGCTCGACCAGCCGCTAAGTGAGGAGACGGGCCGGCTGCTCGGCGAGTGGGCCGCTGGTTCCTCTTCTGCCTCCTCAAGTGAGGAGGCGAAAGAGGAAGTGGACGCGCTCGTGCAGCGGCTGCTCGAGCTCGCGACCCGGGCGGGGAAGCTCGAGGCGACGAGCAAGGCGATCGAGGAGAAGCCTCGTGACGCCGCCTGGGTGCGTCGGCAGATCAAGCGGCTCGAGGAGTCGCTGGCGGGAGAGGGCGTGGGCGATTCGGCCGTAACGGGCTCTGCTCCTCGTAGCGGAAGTGATCCCGTGCGCTCTCCCGCGAACGACGGCGAGCAGACGAAGTTCCCGATCCCCGCCGGCGCCCGCATGGAAGACCAGGGCTAGGAGGCCACGGATGGCAGCGACGAACGACGAGCTCGTCGACCGGATCACTGAGATGCATCGCGCGACCGTCCGGGAGGTGCTCCAGCAGTTCGCGGACAGCTGCGAACAGCAAGCCGTGCTCGCCGACTCCCTCGCTGCTGAGGCGATAGACGGGTCGGCGCATTCCCCCGAATGGTTTCTGGGGTGGAAGTCGGCCATGGAGTCGATCGCCGTGGTGGCCCGGCAGATCGCGAATGGGCGGACGCTCGGCTCGCCGCGCGTTACGCCGCTCGAGAACGTGGTCCAGTTGCGAGGCGATCGATGATCGTCCTCTCGATCGTCAGCATCCTCCTCGCCGCGGCGTTGCTCGCGCTCATGGCCAAGCTCGCTCGGACGCAGCCAGGGGGGCCGCAGTCCGGGCTCGAGGGGGAGCGTTCGTCTCCGGGCGGGTCGGAGCCCCATCCGGCCCGCCTCTCCCCACTACCGCCACCCATCTTCGACCGCGAGCTCCACGGACTGTGAACGACGGCATCCGCATCCACGACGACCTCACGAACGAAGTGCGCCGAGTCGTCCTCGAAGGCGGCCGCGAGCGCACCCACCCGCCCGTCGCCGCCGGCCTGCTCGTGCTCCTCCTCATGTTCGCCGCCGTCGGCTTCCTCGCCGGCTGGATCGTCGGAGCAATGCTGTGAGCGGGGCGGGGGGGACGTTGCCGGTTATCGAACGGCACGCGAGACTGCGCGATGAGGCCCTCGTGCGCGACAAGAGCTACCAGCAGACCCCGATCGGCCAGCAGGTCAAGCGGTGGCTTGAGGCGAAGCGGTGGGAGGGATCGCCTGGCACGACGCTCGACTCGTACGAGACGCTTGGCGCGGCGCTCGCGCGGGAGTTCGACTACATGGGCGGCCTCCAGGACTTCCCGATGAGCGCCGACGGTGTCGGCCTGCTCCGACACTTCCTCGAGCGGGGCTGGGGCGACCGGGCAGCTGAGACCCGCCGTCAGCGGCAGTCCGCGCTGTCTTCGTTCTTCCAGTGGGCCGTCGAGGAAGGGCTGATCGAGCAGAACCTCGTCCGGAGGATCCGCCGACCAGGGAAGGGCGCCCGCCGCCGTCAGGCGCACGCGCTCGCCCGGATGGTTCATCTCATGCTCGCCCAGGACACCGTCCGCGACCGCTGCGCGATCCAGCTGCTCATCCGCGGCGGCCTTCGCAAGGACGAGCTCCGCCGCCTGCAGATCCGCGACGTCCGCCTCGAGACGATGATCGTCCGGGTACAAGGCAAGGGCGGCAAGGTGCGCGAGCTCCCGCTCGAGCCGCTCCCGAGCCTCCACCGCGACCTCCGGTTCCACATCCAGACCGACGAGCGCCAGCCGACCGAGTACCTGCTCTACCCGAAAGACGATCGGCTCCGGCCGATGGACCGCTCGAGCGTTCACCGCTGGTTCAAGCGCTGTCTCGCACGTGCGGGCATGGACGACTTCCCGATGCACGAGATCCGGCATACCGCCGGCGACGCGTTCTTCCGGGCGACCGGGGACATCGTCGTCACGTCGCTGTTCCTCGGACACGAATCTGTCGCGACGACCGAGCGGTATCTGCACCCGACATCGGACGATCTGATCCGTGGTCTGCAGGCGGCTGAGGCGGCGTGGCGGGAAGCCGTGAATGAAGCGTCCGAGGAACTGTCGCGTTCGTGACCATGCCGCAGCCGCATAGCCATACCAATTCACGGGGTCAACGCACGATAACGCGCGTCAGCGTGCGTTCTGCGTACCCCTGGTCGAGGGGTTCGCAGGATGCTCGCGCGTAGCCGTGTAGACCGGCTGATCCGTCTGCTCGAGCTCGCGCTGCTCGGAACCGGGTGGCGGGGTTGGTAAGGCGGCTGCTGCTCGCTCTGAGCCTGCTGGCGCTCGGGGCTGGGTTGGTGTGGTTGGGGCTGACCGCATCGGGAGCCGTCCGGTGAGCCTGCTGCGCGTCTACGAGACTCGGGAGCTCGCCCGTGACGGCTACCCGGTCGCGTGGCGGCGATGTCCGTTCTGCCTTGGGGCGGGCCGGGTCTTCCGGCCTGAGTTCGGATGCGCGATCGCCTGCGATGCATGCTCGCAGAGAGGGTCGATCAAGGCGCTCGTGCGCGAGCTCGCCGGCCATCGGTGCGTCCGCTGCGGGCACCCGTACCGGACGGGGGCGCACGGGACCGGCGAGTGGTCACCCTGCGACGCCGGCTGCGGACACCAACATCGCGGGCCGCTCCGCGTGCTCATGGGCGGCGAGTGGGTCGAGGTCAAAGACGCGACCCCGATGCTCTGGCTCAGGGACGGCGCCCAGGTCGAGGCTGGCTGGCGGATCCTGACCGTCCACCATCTCACCGGCGAGAAGGCCGACTGCCGATGGTGGAACCTCGCCGCCCTGTGTCAGCGGTGTCACCTGACGATCCAGGGGCGGGTCGTGATGGAGCGCGCGTTCATCCTCGAGCACACGGCTTGGTTCAAGCCGTACGCGGCGGGCTTCTATGCGTGGAAGTACGAGGGGTTCGAGCTCTCGCGTGAGGAGACGCTCGCCCGGCTCGACGAGCTCCTGGCGCTGGAGCAGCTCGTATGACCGCCGGGACGAGAAACGCCCGCTGTGGACGGGCGCTCCTCGGTGCTTCTGCCGATTCTCGGTGCGGCCGGTCGAGCCTAGCGACGCCATCGGTCGGCGTCCCGCTCCCGGACCGTCACACGACATCGGAGGAAGTTGCGCACCGTCCTGACACTCGGACTCGTTATGGCATTCATCTTCACCGGCTCGGCGGCCGCGAAGAACCCCGGCATAAGGCCGGACGCCCCGCCGAAGTCATGCAAGAGCAAGTGGTGCGACAAGGTGCGCACCACCCTGCTGATCGCCGACCGGATCGACGACGTATTGGCCGCGAAGGGCTCGCCGATGGCGGGGCACGGCGTGGCGATCACGAGGGCGGGACGGCAGACGAACACGAACCCGTTCCTCCTGCTCGGGATCGCCGGGCTCGAGTCAGCGTACGGGCGGCATCGGTGTGGCCCCTCCCTGAACGCGTGGGGGATCGGGGCGTGCGACTACTGGGAGACGACCGGCTGTGTCGGCGGGGGCTCCTATTCGCGGTGGACGCTGTCGGGATCGTGGCGGCGGGCGTTCGAGTCGGCCGGCCGGTTCCTCGACTGCCGCTGGCCCGGTCACACCAGCGTCTACTCGCTGGCCGGTTACTGCGCCTGCTCGGGTTGGGCGGAACGGGTTGCTTGGCAGATGCGGTCGTTCGGGTCGGGGCCGGGGTCACGGTGGAAGCACGCGGTTGCCGCGGTGCCGTAGCCGCCGGCGGTCTGCTTGCCGCGGTCGAGTTCGAGGAGGCGGCGTGAGGCTCACCGGCGCCCGCCGCAACGGCCTATGGGCGCTGCTTGCCGTTCACCCGCGCACGGCCCGCCGGTCGAACACGACCGAGGTGTTCGGCCACTTCGGTTGCGTGTACTGGCAGACGGCGGATTGGCTGGTCGGGGAGGGCCTGGCGGAGCGGATGCCCGGTGTCGGCTACGACGAGTTGCGGTTGACTGAGCGGGGGCTCGAGGCCGCCCGGGAGACGCCGGCGTGACCTGGCCTGCTGATCTGGCCGAGCTCGCGACACGAGCGCGGATCGACGATGCTGGCGAGGAGTCATGGTGGTCATCCGACGGCCTGCGAAGCGAGTTCGCCGTCGAGGACGCCGACTTCATCGCCGCCTGCTCGCCGGAGCGCATCCGGGCGTTGTGCGAGCTGGCCGAGACGGCTCTGGCCCACCAGTACGGGGACGCGACCGTGTACGACCTCCGGGAGCGCCTGGACGCCATCGAAGCGCTGGAGAAGGAGGAGGCGTGCTGATCTGCCATCGCTGCGGCTTGCCCTTGTACGTGTGGACGAAGACGAACGGCAAGCGAGTCACGTTCTGCGGTTGCGTGAAGCGCCCGGAAGGGAGGGACGGGTGAGCGACAAGCCAGTGACCACCCTGGACGAGCTTCGCCGCCTGCTCGCAGAGAGCACGCCGGGCGAGTGGGAGACAGTCCCCGAGCTCGGCGGGAGCCGTGCCTTCATCCGGTCAGGAGCCCGATGTGTGGCTACGCGCACGCCGACTTCTGACGCCGCCCTGATCGTCGCGTTGCGAAACCACGCGGACGCCCTGCTGGACGTGGTGGAGGCGGCGCAGGATTTCACAGACGCCGAGGACGAGTGGCATCTACGCCACGGGATGGGCCGTGAGCGCATCCCTTACCGCAGGGAGATGGACGCCGCGAACGAGAGGCTCCGTGCCGCTCTCGCCCGCCTCGACCCGAAGGAGACACCGTGACCGATCTGGCCGAGATTGCTGGTCGTAGCAAGTTCCACGATCGAGCGGTGTCATTCACGCTCGTTATGCAGCAAGGGATAGAGCGCCAGCGTGTCATCTGGAAACTCCGTGAGGAAGCGAATGGTCTCCGAGCACGGCTGGCTGACATCGAAGCACGCCTTGCCGTCGAGGAGGCTGAGCAACGCCTTGATCGGCAGCTTGGCGAGCAGATGTTCGGATACGTCGAAGCCGCATCGGAGCGAATCGGGGACGAGAAGCCGTGACTGACACGCCGCTCACGGAACGGCTCCGAGAGCACCTGGCACGCTACGGCGAGGTCAGCCTGTCCGCCTGGGCGTCGCATGCGAAGCACCTGATCCAGGAGGCGGCGGAGGCTGTAGCGCTCCTGGAGGCTGCGGAGGCGCGAGAGAAGGAGCTGGAGGCCAAGCAGCGGATCGACGAGCAGCAGTGCGACGAGATGACTTCGCGGGCGGGACTGTACCTGGAACGTGCGGAGGCTGCGGAGGCGCGGGTGGCGGCGCTCACGGAGGCGCTGCGGGACATCAGCGAAATCGGCGTCGAGATGGGCGGCGAACCGTACGACTGGGAGCAGCGCATCTACGACATCGCCCGTGACGTGCTCGCCGGGGCGGGCGGGGGCGAGAAGTGCGAGCACCGCGACACCTCGTTTAGCCGAACGCTTTGCGCTTGCGGTGCGATGCATGACTACTGCGACGACTGTGGCCGTGCGCTTTTCTGCCCGCTTGACGAGGCCGGGGGCGAGAAGTGACCGTGCCCGTGGACGAGCTGGGCGCCCTACTCGCCGCCGCCCAGGCGTGGGAACGCACCTACCGCATGACCGAGACGGTGCCGACCACGGCTGACCTGCCCCGGATCCTCGCCGAGATCAACCGGGCTGGGGAACGGGTGATAGCGATGGTCGCCGCCGGTGAGGGGTCCCGATGAGCGGCCTGTACCGGACGATCGTCGCCGACCCGCCGTGGCCGATCCGATGGTCCAACGGCGGGGCCTGGCGGACAAACGGGCGCGGGGAGAGGCATCGCAACAAGCGGTTCCGTGTACCTCTCGACTATCCGACCATGCCCGTGCAGGACATCTGCGATCTGCCTGTCCGCGAACTCGCCGAATCCGACGCCGTGCTCTGGCTCTGGGTTACGGATCGCTTCGCGTTCGAAGGCGCCGGAGCGGCCGTGGCTCGCGCATGGGGTTTCGAGCCGCTGCGGTTCCTCGTCTGGGAGAAGCACGAACTCGGGATGGGCAACTGCCCGCGCGGCTCGCACGAACTCTGCCTCGTCTGCACCCGCGGCCGGAGCCTCTTCACTCGCAGAGACGTTCGCTCGGTGCAGCGGTGGAAAGGCCGCAAGCAGCACAGCGCGAAGCCTGACGGATTCTTCGACCTCATCGTCGACTGCTCACCCGGCCCGTACCTGGAGCTGTTCGCTCGCCGGCAACGGCTCGGCTGGGATAGCTGGGGAGACGAGGCTCTTTGCCACGTGGAGATGCCCGCATGACCGGGCTGCCGCTCCAGCAGCTCTGGCTCGAGGAGATCCAGCCAGAACTCGAGGAGCGCACCGAGCCGCTGTTCGACGTCGCCGCCACGAAGGCGAGCCTCCAGTGAGGCTCGGGTGAAGCTCCAACTCGGCAGCGACAAGGAGCGGGCGGAACTCATCGCGATCTGTGAGCTCGCGACCGTTCCCGAGATCAAGTGGTGCGACCGCGACTCGTACGCTACGCAGAAGCAGGTCGGCGAGTGCTGGGCGCTGCTGCGCGCCGGCTGCGACTTCGTCATCCACGGCGCTGACGGCGACCCACCGAGCGACGAGAAGACGATCTGGGCGACGACGTTCGCCGAGGGCTTCATGCGTTTCGAGATGGGCCCCGAGGTCGGGAAGGCTGACGACCTCTTCTACCTTCCGACCCGGAAGCGGCTCGATGAGTCGAACGGTGGGGACTGGTACTGATGCCGACCGCCCATTGCCGCTCCTGCCAGGCCCCGATCATCTGGGCCGAGCATCACGAAACCGGGCGGCGGACGCCGTTCGACGCCGAACCGATCGAGGCGGGCTCCTGGGTTCTCGCCAGCGCCGCCGACACCTGCCGCCGACTGTACCTCCGGCTCGACCGGCGCGACCCGCCATGGCCGCCCGAGCAGGAAGACGCCGAAGCCGACCGGCCCGAACACCTACCCGTCCCGCCGAACGCGGATAAACGCTACGAGGAAATGGACGGCGGCTGACATGCATCCAAACCACGAAACCACGAACGAAAGGAACAGGAAAATGAGGAAGACAATCCTACTACTCGCAACCATCACCGCATTCACACTCACCAACATGGCAACCGCCGGCATCGTCGACGAAGGACAAAACACCGCCGGCACCGGTGAAACCGCCACCATCATCCTCCACAACGTCTCCCACACAACCGCGTTCGCCGTCGGCGTCTGGTCCTCAGCGGAGGTCGCAGCACCCGTCCACGTCACATACACAATCACCTGCTCTACCCCAGGCAACAACAAGTCCGGCAGCTTCACCCTCCTCGCCGGACGGTACGTCTCCGACGCCGCCTACCTCTGGACCGGATCCCCCAACATCGCCGACCCCTGGTACGGCTGGGCGACCTGTAACGCAACAGTCGGGCTCACCCAAACCGCCGCTAGCAACGACATCACGCTGCTCGGCTGGCTGAGCTCGCACAACTAGCGTGGTTACGCTCGCGGAGATCGCACATGAGGCCGAGAACCGGCGGATCGAGCTCGTCGTCTACGGGCAACCCGCACCCGCCGGGTCCAAGACCGCCGGCCGCACGAACGACGGACGCGTGTTCCTCCGCGACGCGTCGAAAGGGGCGGCCGCCTGGAAACGAGCGGTCGCCCAGGCCGCCGGCGAACGCATGCACGGCCGCGAGCTCCTCGACGGGCCCCTGACGATCGCCGTTGACTTCTACCTGCCCCGGCCGAAAGGCCACATCGGCGTACGTGGGCTCCGCCCCTCAGCGCCGGAGCATCACACCGTCAAGCCGGACTCCACGAAGCTCCTCCGGGCCGTCGAGGACGCCCTCCAAGGCGTCGTCTACCGCAACGACTCGCAGATCGTAAAGCAGTCAGTCACGAAAGGCTACGGGGAGCCGGCCCGGGTCGAGATCCGCATCTACGAAGGAGCGTGGTGATGGCTGTGAAACAGGACGACCAGACCGCGATCGACGAGCGCGTCTTCGACAGCACCGAGCTCGAACGAGCGCTCGAGGAACGCGAGAAGCGCAACCACAGCCTCAAGGCCGTCCGGAACCAGTTCACGGAGGCCGACGAGAAGGTGAAGACGATGTTGCACGAGTTCCAGCTCGCCGTCGGCGAAGTCGGCCGCTGCGGCCGGTTCCGGATCGAGCACAAGCCGGTCGCGCCCCGGGAGGTCGCGTGGGAGACGCCGGCGAGCTCCCGGCTCACGATCCGGGCGGACGACTGATGCAGCCGGGCATTCTCGGCCAGTGGGACGGCGAACGCTGGGCACCCATCGACGACGGCGAGTTCACCCGCCGCGTCAACCAGATCCTCGCGTCGCACATGGCCGCCGCGTTAGCCGACCCGGATGTCGGCAGCATCGACGGGGAGGAATGGGACGACATCGTCCGGATGCTCGAGCTCGTGTTCGCACAAGATCAGGCCAGGACGCTCACGGATGCGATCGGGATGGCGGGGCAGCACACAGCGAAGAGCGTCTCCGGCTACCTGCTCGAGCGGGTCACCGAGACCAAGGAGGAGGCGTAACGGATGGCGCGCTCGCACGGACGAATCAAGGTCGAGATCTGGGGCGACGGAGACTTCCGCGCGCTCAGCAGACACGCGCAGCGCGCCTACTTCATGCTGCTCTCACAGCCACAGATCAACAACTGCGGCGTCCTCCCATACGTCCCGAAGAAGTGGGCGAAACTCGCCGCCAACGAAACACTCGCCGAGCTCACCCGATCGCTCGCCGAGCTTCACGGATCCTGGTTCATCGTCATCGACGAGGACACCGACGAGCTCCTCATGCGTACCTTCATCCACCACGACAAGATCGTCGAGCAGCCGAACCTCGAGAAGGCGGCGAAGCGCGAGTACCTCACGATCGAAAGCGAACGCATCCGCCGGGTGCTCGCAGACCACTACCCCCACCTCTTCACAGAAGGGGTTCCGGAAGGGGTTCCCGAACCCCTCAGCTACGAAGGGGTTCCCGAAGGGGTTTCGCTACGCGCGCGTGGGCGCGATCGCGCGCCCGCGGCCCCACCCCACCCCTACCCCACCCCAGAGAGAACAGACTCCGTCTCTTCTCTCTCTGCGGCGGCGGCGACGGAAGTCCTCGACGTTCTTCGGACGATCGACAAGCCCGGCTACGCGAACGGCAAGCTCCGACCCGAGCGTCTGACCACCCTGCTCGAGACCTACCCAGACCGCGACCACCTCGCCGAGGCGCGCGCGCTCGCCGACTGGGAGACGCACGGGGCCGGCGCCGACGAACGCACGAAGGACGGGATCGCCCGATACCGGAACTGGCTCAAGCGAGCAGAGCCGCGGAAGGAGATGAACCCTCATGGCGAAAGCCCAGACCTCTCCGCCTACGTCCGAGCGTAACTGCGTCTGCGGCACACCCATCCAGCCGATCGACTTCGGCACATTCACCGTCAACCCCGTCATGTGCCCAGCCTGCGCCGAAGCCGACCTCGAACGCGAACGGAGAGAGCAGCACGACCGGCGGATCGCGCACCTCCTCGACCGGGCAGGCGGCGGACGCATCCGCCACCTCAGCCTCGACACCTACCCCGACGACCAGCCCGGACGACGCGCGCTCACCGCCGCAAACCAGTGGCTCGGACGCGACCAGCCACGGCCGAACCTCCTCCTCTACGGGCCCGTCGGCACCGGCAAAACCGGGCTCGCCTGGGGACTCATCCGCCACCTCTGCGAAACCGGAACCGAAGCCATGCTCGTCAACCTCCGCGACTGGCTCGCGAAACGACGCGCAGCGATCAGCCTCAACGAACCACCAGACCGCAGGCCGCTCACCGTCCCCGTCCTCGCACTCGACGACATCGGCGCCGAACGACCCACCGACTGGGCACGGGACGAACTCGCCACCCTCGTCGAAGAGCGCTACCAACACCGCAGGCCGACGATCGTCACCTCCAACTACGACCCGGCCGAGCTCGCCAAGAGGATCGGCCACGACGACCTCGTGATCGGCCAGCGGATCGTTTCCCGGCTCTGCGAGGGCGCGACACAGGTCAGGTTCGCCGGCGCGGATCGGAGAGTGGCTGCGTGACCCGCCGACCGTTCGAGAACATCGCCTGGAAAGACCTCCCCGACTGGTTCCAAGAGCTCGTCGAGAACGAGCTCGCGCCCCGCCAGCTCACCGCGTACAAACTCCGGCAAGGCGGCATGAGCATGCGGCCAATATCCCGAGCGATGGGCGTTACCCTGTCCACCGTGAAGGGGACGCTCGACCGGGCCGACGACCGCATCCGCCACGCACTCGACGAGCGAGAGGCAGTCGCATGAGCCACCATCTCCTTCCCCGCTTCCGCGAGCTCGACCGTGGCGAGCTCCGCCACCACCACGCCACCGTCGCCGCCCAGGCGATCCTCGCAACCGGGGAACGCCTACCCTCCGCCGACAGCCAGCTCTACGACCTCGAGCGCGACCCCCGCGGCGAATACCGCGCCATCCCGGTCATGGGCGCAACCCGCGTCCTCGCCGTCATCCCCGGCACCATGCCCGGAGACGGACTCGCATGACACGACACTTCCTCTGGGAAGCGATCGGCAAGCCCGACGAGATCCGAGTCCATATCGAATGAGCGACGCCCGACACTGCGACTCATGCGGCCAGTACGGCGCCTACGGCGCCACTGAGACCAGGCCCGAGTAGCTCCGTCCGAGCCGTCGCGCTACCATCCGCAGCGGTGTGAGCTAGCGACGAAGTCCGATCGCACGCACGCACGCACGCACTTGCGACAGCTATGCCCAAAGGGCCGCCGAAAGGCGGCTTTTCTATGTCCGCACCCATCCTCATCCCGCTCCCCGAAGTCGCCGACTGGACAGACCACGCACACCGGAACACCGACTGGAACGCCGCCGGCTGGACCGAACGCAGCCAAACCATCCGGTTCCAAGCCGCTCTCCGACATCTCGAGCCCAGACCGGGTGAAACCCTCGTCGACTACGGCTGCGGTCCCGGCCGGCTCTCCGAGTTCCTCAATCACCAGATCCGCTACATCGGCATCGACCGCAACCACGCCATGATCGAACGCGCCCAAGCCAACCACGCCGCGCCAGGCCGCTCCTTCCTGACCACAGACGAACCGCTCCCACCATGCGACCTGATCGCCTGCGTCGGCACCTGGAACCTCCGCCGAGACGGCTCCACCTACGAGCACATCGAACAGCTCTGGAACACCGTGACCGGCGCCCGAACGCTCGTCGCGCTCGCCTACCGTGGCGACGACCCACGCTGCGTCATCCACGACCCCGGCGAGCTCGCCGACTTCGCCAGCTACCTCGGCTGCACACGGTTCATCGTCGACGCCTCCTACCTGACGAACGATGTGCTCCTCGCACTCCACCGATGAAGAGCCACAAGCGACACCGGATCAACTCCCGCCCCTCGAACCGGCGGCGGACGATGTTCCGGCCGATGGCGAAGCGGGGCATGAAGGGCCGCGCCGGAGGATGGAAGTGACTGACGATCTCATCGAGATCACCCGCCTCGGCGACCCCGTGATCGTCCTACTCGACGCCGCGACGGGCCGCAGGGTCGAGTGGTGGTGCGACTGGGCGTGGGAAGACTGATGCCCGTCATCGGCGCGATTAGCGCGTTCGAGGAACAAGACCAGATCGGAGACGCCGTACGCAGCCTTCTCGACGTCGGATGCAAACGCGTCGTCGTACTCGACGGTGCTTGGACAACCACCGACGGCCGCGCGTTCCACGGCGGCGGCGCCCTCTCCCGCGACCGAACCCGCCACGAGGCCGAAGCCGCCGGAGCCCAGTACGTCACCCCCCAGGAACCTTGCGGCAGCCCACGGCGGAAACGCACGATGCTCCTCCACGCCTGCGACGCCCAGAACGGCGACCACCTGCTGCTCCTCGACGCAGACGAACGCGCCGTCGGCCAACTCCCAGCCCCCGACAAGCTTCCCGCCGGCCACGCCTGCGTCGTCCGCCACAACCTCCGGCCCGAAGACCTCCCCGGACTCCGCGGCACCTGGCCGAGAGGAGACGGCGGCCCCACCGTCCCGATGCTCCGCCTCATCCGGTGGAACGACACGCTCGAAGCGGTACGACCCGGACGGCTCCGAGACCGAGGCCAACTCGTCGAACCGTACCTCGTCACCGCCCTAACCATGATCGCCGACACCATGACCGACCCGATCATCCGCCAAGCAGCCGCCGCCCTACGCGAGACCGAACAGCACCTCACCCCCGAGCTCGCCTGCGCCCTCCCCGTCCTCACCACCCTCCACCTCGAACACGTCGGCCAACCCTCAGAGCAGAAGGTGCAAGCGAAACGCGACTACATCGGAGCGACCACATGAGGAGGCCACAGTGGGCGTAATCGCATGGACAGCATCCGGAGCCGTCCGCAAAGCAGAAGTCCGCGTCGGCGAAGGCACCCCCGCCAACAACGTCGCAGCCCCCGTCGGAACCCTCTTCCTCCGCACCGACGGCGGCGAAGACACCACGCTGTACGTCAAAGAAGCCGGGACGGACGCGAACGGATGGGCCGCCAAGTAGTGAGATCAGCTCTGCGGCAGACCAACGGCGCGGCGCTTCGCCCGCCACTCGCGTTTGTAGGCGTTCACCTTGTCACGGTTTTTCGCCCGGTAGTCCTTCGCGTACGCAGGCATGTACTCAGCCCGCTTTCGCTCGCGACAAGCCTTGCACTGTCGGTGCCCATTCGCAGAGACGTAGGTGTTCTCCGCGTCATAAGGGTGCCCATGCGGACAGTGCGTCTTCCTGGCGTTGACGCCAGAGAACCCGAAGCCACGGCGCTGATTTTCGCGATTCGTGACTGCCTCGAGGTGATTCGGTCGTACACAACGCCGGTTGCGGCAAAGGTGATCGATCTCATGACCGGGAGGGATCACACCGATTCGCCAGCGATACATAAGCCGATGTACGTACTCCTTGTCGCTGGAGCCTTCACGGTCTGCAGGCGCGATCCACATGGCGCCGTATCCGTTCGGCTTGACGTACCCCGTCCAGAGCCAACAGTCGCCTGACGTGTCCACCTTCTCCATCAACCGCTCGCGCCAGTCGCGGGCTATCGGAGGCATGCCGGTACTCTACCGCACACTTCCTCCCGGGGCGGTGATGCCGTGATGACCATAGTGACCGGTCATCAGTAGGCAACCGAACCTCCTCCCCGGCATCAGCGTCATCCGGAAACTCGCCGCCTCCGACCACGTCATCTGGATGGATCGAATGCAGTTCGTCCGCCACGGCTGGGTCAACCGCAACCAACTCGCCGACGGCACACCACTCACCGTCCCCTACGACCACCGAGACAGGTACGCCGAAATCCGGCACGTCCGGATCGGCAACGACGCACGCTGGCGAGCCAAGCTCTGTCGCACCCTCGCCCTCCGGCTCGGCGCCGCAGCAGACCCGTACATCGAGATCATCAGCCGGCCATACGAGCTCCTCGCCGGGCTCAATCTCGCTCTCCTCCGGCAGCTCACACGCGACCTCGGGATCGACACCGAATGGACGATCCAATCGCACCTCGCAACCGGTGACGGCAACCCCATGCCCGCCGTCACCAACGACACACACGACGCCACCGACGCCAGCACCCGGATCGCCGAGATGGTCGCCGAACTCGGAGGAACCACCTGGCTATCCGGCGCCTCCGGCCGCAACTACCTCGACGAAGAAGCGTTCCGCGCCCGGGACATCGACGTCGTCTACTTCGACCACGACGGCCCCAACCCCTCAGCCGTCGAACTCCTCCACGAACGACCACCGCTCGAGCGCGACGGAGCCACCCTCATCGCAGCCGCGCTGGCCGACCGGGTAAGGACGACACGGTGAGCTACAGCGTCTGCCTCATCACACCAGCCCACGGCCGCCCCGACCTCACCAACATCATCCTCAAACAACGCCGACGCATGTGCGACCAACTCCACCGTGAAGACGGCATCCACGTCGACAGCATCATCATCGCCAACGACCAGAACCTCGACATCGCGAAAACCCACGGCTTCCAAACCATCGAACGCGACAACACCCAACTCGGCCGTCGCTTCAACGACGGCATCGAAGCCGCCTACCACCAAGGGTTCGACTACATCACCCCAGCCGGATCCGACGACCTCATCCACCCCGACCTCCTCAGCTCACTACCCGGGGACGGTTCAATCCATACCCCCCGCTGCTGCACCATCATCCGGGAAGACGGCCTACTCGCCGCCACACTCCGCATCAGCTACGAAGGCGCCGCCGGCACACGAACCTACCCCCGCCACATCTTCGACCGGGTAGGCCCACGCCCAGCCGCCGACCACAAACCCCACGGCTGCGACACCAGCATCCTCGAACACATCACACACACCCTCGGCCCACAACGATGGGCCTACATCGAAGACCCCCACCTCGTCATCGCACCCAAGACCGGCGTCCAGCTCAACAGCTTCCGCAACGTCGCCCAGAGCTACGCCGTCGCCTACCACACCAACCCCTGGCAACAACTCCACGCCTGGTACCCACTCGACACCGAACGACAACTCCGCCGCTACTACCAGGCCCAACGGAAGGCAGCGGCCTGATGGTCAGCCGCGCATGCCCAGGCACCCGCGACCACCGATGCAACCGCACCATCCCACCAGGACAGCAACGCTGCGACCGCTGCGCCACCGAACACCACCAGCACGCACGAGCAGACCAGAAGAGAAGACAAGCCAAGCAGCAAGCACAAGGACGAAACAGCCCGCATTGGCATCAACTCCGAAACCTACGGCTCGCAATCGACGGGCACACCTGCCACGACTGCCAAGCCCAAGCCAACACCGTTCACCTCCATCCA